TACTTGTTCTCATCTCACAACAACGAAATCAATTTGGATCTATGCATGCTAGTCACATCCCCACGGGTGGCATGGCAGTCAAGTTCTTTTCTTCCACAGTCATTAAGCTATGGTCGTCTGAAGCTGAGGCTAATGCTATTAAAGCTGGTATTAAAGTTGGCGACAAGATTATCGAACAAAGAGTCGGAAGACCAGTTAACTGGATTATTGATTACAACAAACTCGGCCCCCCTAATCTTTCAGGACAATATGACTTTTACTACCAAGGGGAAGCTCTTGGTGTAGATCATATAGGAGAGACATTAGACGTTGCAGAAATGACAGGGGTTGTTGAAAAAGGCGGAGCTTGGTATACAGTTAACGGTGAAAGACTTCAGGGTCGTGCCAAAGCCGTGCAGTACCTAAAGGACAACCCAGAAGTTGTCGTCAAGCTAAAAGAAGAAATAGATGCCAAATATTAACGAATTTTTTCATAAGCCAGAGATTCTTCACAAGGTAGATCTTGAAAAAATAAATGGCATTAAGCCATGCTCTAAATGCAACAAGGACGCAGAAGAAGCATTTTGGGACCCCTCAACACTAACAATGAGCTGGAAATGCCCAGATGGCCACGACAATCAATATAAGGTGTCATAATGTCAGAAAGATCTGAAATCAAGCGAGATGGCGCAAAGGCACAAAAAAATAGTGGTCGTGGCGAATATCAAAAGGGTGATGCTAAATGGAATCAATTTCTTGTAGACTACAAGGAAGCATCTTCATCATTTACTTTAAATAAAACAGTATGGTCTAAAATATGCACTGACACATTTAAGGTGGATAGAGACATGCACCCAGCGCTCAAAATAATAATAGGCAATGAGTCAAAGGTTAGACTAGGAATAATTGAGTGGTCTGTTTTAGAAGAGTTAATAAATTGTTGGGAGGAAAAAAATGGGAAATAATAATAAGATACCTTTTAATAAAACAGTTATTAGAAATGGTAGAATTGTTAGGCTAAGAAAAGATGGAGCAATCAAAGCAGATCTTGGTCCCTATATAACTAAAAAGAAAATACAAAAATGATTAAACAATATGGCTTGATAAAATTAATGTCTGAAGAAGATTGCCTAAAGACAATCGATATATTGGATAGCTTAGAAGAGCATTGGACCCCAAGGCCAAGAAACGGCTTAAACATGTTCTATACAGTAGGAGCAGCATCGTACTTAGACTCCTATAAAGGCGCTAGACCAAATCAATATGCCGACTCCGCAGTCAAAATGAATTCAGTATTGAAAGAAAACTTTTCTTATTTGTACGAACTAATTATTAAAACAATGGAGCCGTTGGTTGGAAGATGTGAATTAGAAGAAAGCCTTGCTATTCCTGGATTTCAAGTTTTTGGTTTAAAAAAGAAAAATATGGGGGCGGTTAGCCCAATACCCAATCTTGGATATTCCACAGAGCTACACTCAGATACAGTTTCATATAACCATAAGAGCGTTTGGTCAAAGTATAAAGAGGTTGAAGATGACCTGCTAACAATAACTGTTGCCCTAGACATTCATAAAAATGGATCTGGCCTTGTAGTTTGGGATAAAGATATGGATATGGATTCCGAAACAGAATATGCGAATAGCATTAAGAAGGACGCCATGTCAGATTTAGACAGAATTAAATCTGCTTCTGGTTATCCATTTAACGGAGAAAAGATTTTAGAGTTTGATATGGACAAGCCAAAGATTGTAGAATACTTTAAGGGAAGTTTGTTTTATGTTGTCGGGGATCCATGGCATCAAATTGCCCCACCAGTAAATGCAAACACAGATGAACGAAGAATTACCTTACAGGCACATGCCTTAAGATGCGACGGTATATGGAGGTTACACTTTTGATTGAGTTTCTTTTTGGAGTTTTGCTTGGGATTGTAATTGCATACCCATTAGGACTATGGGCTGGATACTATACAGATTGGGTAAATAGAGATGGAAAATAAAACTGATTCAAAAAATACTCTTGAGCTGATTAGTGATATTACTGAGTTTAATGACCTTCATGAATTTATGAAAGATGAGCATCTAGATAAGGCATTAGCCATAGTAGTAAAGCTATTAATGAATCCAGATGTTCCTTCTGCTAAAGCGCCGATGTTAATTATGGAGCTTCAAGCGATGTCTACTAAGTTTGCAGTAATGTCTTCAGTTTATTCAACTATTGCCAAAGACAAAGCTGGAACTGTAAATAACAATAAGAAGAACGTTTACTACTCAGTAAAAGAGTCCATAGATAAACTTGTAGATGCACTTAAGTATGTAGTTAGGTACAATTCATAAATGGGTAGAGATATCGTTAAGAACTTAAAGTTTAAAAAAACTTCTGGTAAATTTGATCCAGAGGTGTTTGCCAAGATGCTTGATGACGCATACCTAGCAACCAAAAGAGAAGATGCTCTAACAACAAAAACATCTTTTAGCCCAAGCTCTTTGGGATATGGACACGGGAATTGTCCTAGATATTGGTATCTTGCATTTAGCGGAGTTATGTTTATTAACGATAACGATTCTGTTGCTATTGCTAATATGGCTCAAGGCACACAGGCTCACGAAAGACTGCAAAATTTAATTAAGACAATGCCTAATTTTGTTGAGGAAGAGCGTGAAATTAAAAACGAATACCCACCAATTAGAGGATTTATTGACCTGGTTATGGAATGGGATGGCGAAACAGTAATTGGTGAAATCAAAACCGCCAAGCAAGAGGTTTGGGATACCCGTCAAGCAGAGATGAAGTCCTCAGCAAACCATATGCTACAACTGCTTACTTACATGAAGCTAACTGATGCCAAAGAGGGATTCTTTTTGTATGAAAATAAAAACACGCAGGAAATTGTCGTCATACCAGTCGTAATGAATGATAGAAATAAAAAGATTATTGATGATACTTTTACATGGATGTGCGAGGTTTGGGATAACTTTAAAGAAGGCGATCTTCCAATGAGATCGTTTACAAAGTCAACATCTTCTTGCAAGTACTGCCCAGCAAAAGATGCATGCTGGTCTATGGAAACTGGAACTGTTCAGATTGAAAAATTTGAGGTTCCTAAAATATGATTTGCTCAAATATAGAGTGTGCAAAAGATTTTGAGCCAAAAACACATAATCAAAAATATTGCAATGAGCAGTGCTGTAGGGTTGCAACAAACCGTAAAATTATGGAAAAGTATTATGAAAAAAAGGCAATCAAAAATGGCGCAAAAAGATCTTGTAAGTTTTGCAAAACTAAACTAAGCAGATATAACCAGCTATCTGTATGTTCTACTTGTGAAAAAAATTTAAATAACGAAAGCAAAAAGATTTTGTGGGGCATAATAAGTGAACTTAGCTAGTCTAGTAAAAACTAAAGCGCATAGAGTGCTTGGAATAGATGCCTCAACAAACTCCGTGGCTTTCTGCTTAATGGAAAACAATATTCCTTTAAAGTGGGGGAAAATAGAGTTTAAAGGCGCAGACATATACGAAAAAATATATGACGCAAAAATAAAAATGAATGCAATGCTAGATGAATTAAAGTCTGATTATATTGTTGTAGAGGGCGCCATACTTGTCAGATCACCTGATGCTGTGATAAAATTGTCGTATGTCTACGGTGTTGTTATTGCTGAACTTATGTCTACTGGCGCTTCCGTTATTACTATACCCCCTAGTTCTTGGCAGGCATATATCGGAAATAAGAACCCAACCAAAGACGAAAAAGCAGCAATAAGATTAAAAAATCCAGGATATGCAGACTCTTGGTACAAAACTCAATTACGAAATATGCGTAAACAAAGAACTGTAGAATATTTTAATAAGAAATACAGCCTATCACTAAATGATTTTGACGTAGCAGATGCATTTGGAATTGCTCATTATTCTAACGAGGTGTTAACAAAAAGATGAAGCTATACCAGAGCCAGACATGGATGTATAGAAGGTACGTAGTACAAAAGAAAACAGTGACTGAAATTGCTGATGAGTGCAAAGTTTCTGCTATGACTATACAGAGAGCCCTAGACAAGTTTGGACTAATTAAAAAAAGATGAGTATTCCAGTACTGATAGTTCCAATATTAAATAGATACGATCTACTAGACTCCATGCTAGAATCAATTAATTATCCAGTTGACAATATATTGATTATAGATAATGGTGGAGAATTTAAAACACAGAAAGAAAATGTTAAAGTCCTTAACATGCCAGCAAACTTAGGACTGTCTGCTGCGTGGAACCTAGGCATAAAATGCTACCCTGATTCTAAATACTGGCTGTTTGCTTCCGCAGACACTACTTGGGGAGAGACAGCCTTACAAGAAATAGATATTGTTAGCGGACCAAATAAATTAATACTTACGAACGATGCTTACGGATGCTTCTCTGTTGGTGAGAATGTAATAGAGCGGGTGGGTTTGTTTGATGAATACTTCTACCCCATCTACTTTGAAGACAATGATTTTCATGAAAGGGTTGCAAGATTTTGTCCTGAAAACACAATAACTTCAACATCAATACAGGCTGCCCCAGAGTCTGGAAGTCAAACAATTAATAGCGATGATAAGCTTAAAAATAGAAACCATGAAACGTTTTTGAATAACCAAGAATATTATGAGTATAAAAGAAATGGCAACTTTGAAAATCCAAAGCCTTGGTCACTATCTAGAAGAAGGGAACAGGAATGGCTACGATAGGAGTATTACCAGCTTCAGGGAAAGCATCCAGAATCGGAGGCATCCCTAAATTCTGCTTGCCTATATCAGACGAAAGATCATTACTTCAATGGCATGTAGAGCAAATGTTAGATGTATGTGATGAGGTTAGAATTTCTACACGATCAGAATGGGTTCCTATAGTTCAAAATATGGACATGAATGTTAAAATAATGGTTCGTGAGCCTTCAACTATGTCAGATGCAGTTAAATATATGGTTGGGGATTATAACGACACCGTGCTTGTGGGAATGCCAGATACATTTATTTTAAATGCTCCAGGTAATATATACAAGCCTTTATTTAAAGATAACACTGCCGATCTTGTTTTGGGAATTTGGGAATGCGGAGAAACATTAAAGGGACGTGTTGGTCAAGTTTTAGTATCACACGATAAAGTAATTGATTCAGAAGACAAAGTAGACAATTGTAATTATTTGGACATGTGGGGCACTATGCTATTTCGAAAGAATATGATAAGATACATAGATACAACACTAGATCATCCAGGAAAACAATTAAAGGAATGGATATCTAGGGGTTCTAATATTAAGGCGGTAAGACCAGGCGGACAGTATATGGATATTGGAACGCTAAGAGGACTTAAACAATTATATAAGGAGATGGAATGAAATTACAACCAGTGTTTGAAGATGTGTCAAATTTTAACTGTAGTGATCTATATTTAAAATCAGTGGGTGCACCAGCTGGTAATAAGATTTGGTCAGCATGCCATGAAATTGCACACATGCTAATTGAAAAAAATATCTCATACGGGAACTCAGCGCTTGAACCTGCAAGAATATTTTCAACGGCGGATTCAACAGAACAATTAAAGGTTCGTATTGATGATAAACTAAATAGAGTTAAGAATAACCAAGGATACGCTGGAGATAATGATATTGACGATATGATAGGCTATTTAATCTTACTTAAAATTGCTAAAGCAAATTCCAATTGACATTTTAGTCAACTAGAATTATAATAAATATATATGGAAATTGAATTAGCTGATCATTTTGATCGCATGAATAAGGTAGTTGCCGAACTTTTAAAAGGCAACAACCCAACACAAATTGCTACGATGACTGGCTTTAAAAGAGCTGAAGTCGTTGACCTCATAGATGAGTGGAAAACTGTTGTACATAACGATAACGCCTCTAAAGAAAGAGCTAAAGAGGCTATATCTGGAGCTGACAAGCATTACTCTATGCTTATCAAAGAGGCATGGAAAACGGTAGAAGATGCGGACACTCAAGGTCAACTTAGCGTAAAGGCAGGCGCCCTAAAGCTTATAGCAGATATTGAAACAAAAAGAATTACAATGCTTAAAGAAGTTGGCATTCTTGACAATGCAGAGATGGCAGCTCACATAGCAGAAACAGAGCACAAGCAAGATATATTAGTTAAGATTTTAAAAGAAGTTACTGCAACTTGTCCAAAATGTAAAATAGAAGTAGCAAAAAGACTTTCTCAGATTAGTGGCATAGTTGAACCAATAGAGATAATTGAGCAGGTAAATGAATCTTAACTTTAATGATCTTATAGATATCTTAGATGGCGAAGAGTTTGAAGAAAGGCCAGTTGATTTTCGTGAGTTTGTTACAAGCCCAAATTATCTAGGGCTACCTCCATTATCTGATTATCAATATGCATTAATAGAGAAGTCTTCCCAGATATACAAAGAGTCTACTTTAATAAAACTTTTTGGAGAAGATGAAGGAAGAAGAATATTTAAACAAACGGCTACCGAAGTAATTGCTCAATTAGGAAAAGGTTCTGGAAAAGACTACTGCTCTACTATCGCAGTTTCTTATATAGTTTATTTACTACTGTGCCTCAAAGACCCAGCGTCTTATTATGGAAAGCCACCAGGCGATGCTATTGATATTTTGAATATTGCTATTAACGCACAGCAAGCAAACAATGTTTTTTTTAAAGGGTTTAAAACAAGAATTGAAAAGTCTCCTTGGTTTACTGGCAAGTACACCGACAAGGCCTCAGAAATTAAATTTGATAAAGCGATAACAGTTCACTCAGGACACTCAGAGAGAGAAGCTTGGGAAGGGTATAACGTAATTGTTGTAATCCTTGACGAGATATCTGGCTTTGCCACAGAGAACACTACTGGTCACGATCAAGCAAAAACAGCAGATGCTATATATGATATGTACCGTGCATCAGTAGATTCCAGATTTCCAGATTTTGGAAAGGTTATATTGCTATCTTTTCCAAGATTTAAAAACGATCCAATACAAAAATTTTACGACTCAGTAATTTCTGAAAAAGAAATTGTAGTTCGAAGCCACAGATTTAAAATGGACGAGGATCTTCCAGAGGGCACAGAAGGAAATGAATTTACTGTAGAGTGGGAAGAAGATCATATTATTTCTTATAGCATCCCAAAGGTGTATGCATTAAAAAGACCTACTTGGGAAATTAATCCAACACGAAGTATAAATGATTTTAAAGTTGCTTTTTATAAAAATTCTGTAGATGCTCTTGGAAGATTTGCCTGCATGCCGTCAGACGCAGTAGATGCATTTTTTAAATCAAGAGAAAAAATTGAAGTTGCATTTAATAACACAGCTTTAGCCATTGATCAATTTGGTAGGTTTGAAAATTGGTTTGCCCCAGACCCAGACAAACATTATTTTATACACGTTGATCTTGCACAAAAACATGACCACTGTGCGGTTTCAATATCCCATGTTCAGAAATGGGTTAATGTAAAAGTCACAGACACATATTCCCAGCCAGCGCCAATAGTGGAAGTAGATGCAGTTAGATACTGGACTCCAACCCCAGATAAGTCTGTAGATTTTGCAGAAGTTAGAGACTATATATTATCATTAAGGACAAAGGGGTTTAATATAAAGCTTTGCACATTTGATAGATGGAATTCTCATGATATGATGCAACAGCTAAAACAGTACGGCATTAACACAGAGATTTTGTCTGTTGCTAAAAAACATTATGACGATATGGCCATGATTGTTTTAGAAGAAAGATTGCGTGGGCCACATATACCTTTGCTCATAGACGAATTGCTCCAGCTAAAAATTATGAGAGATAAAGTTGACCACCCCAGAAAAGGCTCAAAAGACTTAGCTGATGCTGTATGCGGATCTATATATAATGCAATAAGTGGCACTAGGTTTGATTTAAATCAAGAAATAAATGTTCACACATATGAATCAATGAGTTATGATAACGATTTTGGAAGAGAAGAAGAGTTCCCAGTTAATATGATTAGAGCGCCAAAGATGCCTGATCATTTGTCAGAGTCTTTAGAAAGGATGACTATGCTATGAGCGAATATCAAGAAAGAGCAAAGGAATGTAAATGCTGTACCAAACATGTTCCTTTGCCAACCGTTTTAAAAGAATACAATAGTAAAACTGTATGCCCTACTACATTTTCAAATATTATTGAGTACCAAAGAATATGGAACTCCATAGGTAAAAGGCCTCAAGGCAATATAAGAAAACATTTTTCAGAGTATGTTCAGCAAATTGTAGAAGAATTTTTTAGAAATGAAAATGAGCAGACTAAAAAGGAAATGGAAGTTTAATGAAAGCAATTGTAATCAATAAGTTTGGCGGACCAGAAGTTATTGAGTATGGAGACTTTAAGGATCCAATTCCTGGAACGGATCAATTTTTAGTAGACGTCAAAATGGTAGGCGTAAACTATGCAGACACCTATCAAATTGAAAATAGTTATTTTTATTTTATGGCTGCAAGCACACCCATGGTTCCTGGAGTAGAAGCATCTTTTGTTATGGATAATAAAAATTTTGTTGGCTTTACGGAAAGTGGATCGTATGCAGAAAAAGCTACTGTTCACAAAAAGAAAATGTTTGAGGTCCCAGATGGCATTTCAGAAGAGGAAGCCCTAGCAGCGCTTTCTCAAGGAACAACTGCTTATGGTCTAGTAAATTATGCCTGTAAAATAAAAAAGGGAGACCTGGTTCTTATTAACGGAGCCTCAAGTGGACTGTCAATAATTTTAATACAGCTTTGTAAAATGCTTGGCGCAGAGGTTATAGCTGTAACTTCAAGCAAAAAAAAGATAGAGTTTGTCAAAAATTTAAATGTTGATTTTGCATGCCTAAACAACTTTGATGAAATAGAAAAGTTAATAGCCAGTATAGGTCGCAAGCCAGACTTTATTATGGATTCATACGGCGGTAGGTCTTTTATGAAATACTACAAAATTCTGTCTGATCAAGGACATATATGCACATACGGGGCTTCCGCCAGAGAGGGCCTACCTCAAGCAGTTAAAGAAACGGGTTCTTTAAAAACAGCATCTATTTTTTGGGGTACAAAAGAGTTTAGTGATAGAGATAAATTAAGACAAGCAGTTTACTATATATTTGATTTAATTAAAACTAAAAAAATTAAAATAACCGTTGGCGATAAAATGGAATTAAAGGATGCAAAAGCAATGCATGAAAAAATGAGAAATAGGGATACTATAGGAAAGAACGTTCTAACAATATGATAATTCTTGGAATAAATGAAACATCACACGACGCCTCAGTATCTTTAATTAAAGATGGAGAAATATTATTTGCTGGTCATGCAGAAAGATATAGTAAACAAAAAAATGATTGGTATGTCAACGATAGCTTAATTGGGAATGCTTTGTCGTATGGGGTACCTGATGCTATAGCCTACTACGAAAAACCGCTCCTAAAGGCCTCTAGGCTATTTATAAGGGGTGGTTCTGGGGACTGGAAGCCAAGGTTTGATATAAAGGGAACCCCTAGAAAATCATTTAGCCATCATTATTCCCATGCATGCGCTGGTTACTACACCAGTAGTTTTACAGACGCAGCAATAGTAGTATTAGATGCCATGGGGGAATATAACACTTCAACTATTTGGGTGGGAGAAGGCGAAAAGATTAGTTTAAAGTTTAAGCAGAACTACCCAGTCAGTTTTGGACTATTCTATTCAGCCTTTACACAACTAATAGGACTTATGCCAAACCAAGAAGAATATATTATGATGGGTATGGCGGCATATGGTGACTGGACAAAATATTACAGAAAAGTCGATGACTATTTCCCAAAATATAATCAACAAAAATATAACTTTCATAAAGGAATTACTGACTGGGGATGGATTGAATCTGAGCAGGATAAGTTTGATATAGCTGCAGCAGTTCAAGTTGTATATGAGCAAAGACTAATTGATTTTATGCAAATGGCAAAAAGATTAACTGGGAAAACAAACCTTGTATTTATGGGTGGGTGCGCCTTAAATTCATCTGCTAACACATTGCTTTGGAATATATTTAAAGATATTTGGATTATGCCAAACCCAGGCGATGCTGGATCATCTCTTGGGGCAGCAGCAGCTTTATACGGCAAGCATATTGACTGGAAAGGACCCTATCTTGGTTACGATATGGGCGGAGAATACCCAATAAATAAAATACTTGAAGAATTAAAAACTAATAAGATAGCAGCGGTGGCAACTGGCAGAGCAGAATACGGACCAAGAGCTCTTGGAAATAGAAGTATTTTAGCTGACCCTAGGGATCCCAACATTAAAGATAAAGTTAATACAATTAAACAAAGAGAGCAGTTTAGACCGTTTGCCCCAGTGGTGCTTGAAGAATTTGCAAGTGAATGGTTTGACATGGACTTTGCGTCCCCATATATGCAGTATACAGTAAAGTGCAAACAGCCAGACAAGATACCTTCAGTTGTTCATAAAGATGGAACATCTAGAGTTCAAACTGTCAATAGGGATCAACACCCAGGACTACACATGCTTTTAAGAAAATGGTACTGGGACACTGGCTGCCCAGTCCTTTTAAATACAAGTTTAAATATAAAAGGGCAGCCTTTATTAAATGATAAGCAAGATGCTATTGACTGGCAGGTACATTATAGTTATAATATACTAACTGGCAACAATAGCTTAGTTGGTTAAAGCCCCGAACTCATAATTCGGTAATCGTAGGTTCAAGTCCTACTTGTTGCAC